ACTGGTTGTTGAATTGAACCACCTGAGTTTAATAGGGATTTCTTTAAGTTAAAAGCCGCTAATGGGTGTAAAACTGCTACTAGTCCTGACATAGGAACAGAAGCGTTTCTTAATGTTGCACCAGCTTTAAGTAGGTGTTCAATTGTTAATTCTCCACCTGCTCCTGGTCCAACTTCTGTAATTGCGCCTGAGTTGAATAGATCAACTATTACTTCGTCCATTGCTTGTGCAATACCTTCACCTAACACACGACCAACGTCTTGTGCTACTGATAGTGGAGATGATTCTGCAACAATGTCTTGTAGTGTAGTCATGTTACCAAACTCCTGAGCCGCAATGTCTACAGAAGCCATAGTGTCAAGTGCTGAATCGTCAGATAAGTCTGCGCCTGCCGCACCTACTGCTGAAGCTTTAGGATAAACTGGAACTGATGCTGTCATACCAGGTGTGCCCTGCATATCATACATAGTTACTAGGTTTTTCATTAAAGCGTTTTCGTTAAATGTGAATTGTGCCGCTTGAGTGATGTTCTCAAACAAGTGACCATTCGCTGCCGATAAATCTAATGCCATCGTTTTTTTCCTTTATTTACTGAGTGAACTTTCGTATGCCTTTTGCCATAAATTGATCCGCATATATTTTGCGGTCTTTAGGGTTTTTCATATCCAAGTCCATTAACTTAACTTCTCTTGAAGTTGAAGGTTGTTTATTACCTGTAGAGCCAGAGCCTGCTGGCGCCGCACTCTTAAAGTAATTGTTTGTCGCTAGGAACTCTTCAACTGCTTGATCCACAGTTAGTGGATGAGCTTGATCAGTGTCATAACGAACATTACCATCTGAATCTAATACTTCAACTTGTCCAGATTCGCTTAATCTAACTCTATCTTTCAATAGTGTAGCCACGTGTTCTGGATTAACTGCTTTATGTTTTGATGCCGCATTTAATAGTGCACCATCCACATGAACAGCTTGTAGTTCAGCCTGCAGTTTGCTAATACGTGTATCAGCATCTGCTTTCTGTTTCTGAAGTAATTCTTCAAATTGATTCTTTTTCATCATCTCTTCTTCTTTTGCCTGCTCTGCTTTAGATTTGAGTTGATGATATTCCTCAATGTTAACATTTTCAAACTTACGCTCAACTTGTTTTAGTCTGTTGGCAATAATTCTGTCCACATCTTCTTGAGTGAATGTTTTAGTTTCAGCCTGGTTTGTCGCTTTCGCCTGATCTTCTGTAGAGCCAGTCTCTACAGTTTCAGTATTAACGATGTTTTCTTTGTTTTCGTCCATCTTAAACGTCTCCTTGCAAGAAGGTTAAGAACTTTTTTGGGGGTTATCGTAACCGATGTTCTTGTAACCTTATTTATTCTTCACTATTAGTGAAGAAATCTGTTATTTCTGGATGTAAATCCAGAATTTGTTCATTTGTTAAACCCTGTTGCATCATTTCACGCATATGCTTCACCATATCTTCTGGATTTTGCATAGGTGGATGCGTCATACCCGGTGTTGATGCGGGTATTGTGGGGTTTATACCATCAATAACAAATTGTAAATCTTCTTCATTTTCAATCAGTAGTTTAGCAATCTGTTCATCAAGGTATTTTTGAAATATTTCATTAGGAACAAGATTTTTTGCTTTCTCAAACAGAGCAATTTCTTGATGTTTGTCACGCAAATCAAACTTCTTCTCATAATGTATTTCAAATTCTTCATCTGGTGTAATCTCTTCCCAATCAAACCACATATTCCATATCAAACGTTCAGCACGTTCCAGCACTCCTGCTAGATCGCTTAATTTTACGTTTAACATATCTCTTTCCACTTGTAGAGCTATGCCGGATTGTGGTCCTTTTTTGGCTTTTGTTGCCGCTAGGTGAGTTACACCTTCAATAGCACCTGTCTTTTGTTCAATAGCTGATAATATGCTATCAACACTGGCGCCACTTGCCTGTAACAAGTAAGGATTAACCTGTGTATTCTCATCAACTGTTATTATAGCACCTGAACCACCATTTATATCTGCACTTGCTTCTGCAACTATACTTGGGTGACTGCTTAAACGTATTGATTCATACATCTCACTTGTTAGGTTGTAAATTTCTCTCTGTAGATCACAAACATCACCAATATGACTTGTGCCCACACCCTTGTGATAACTTTTATCTGTATGCACATGAATGAATGGAACATAACCTAATGGATTTTCAAATGTTTCTGATTCAATAATATTTCCATAGTTTAGTGTGACATTGTCTGCTCTAGCATAAGCATCACCTGCGTAATTGTTGTTGTCCATCATGCTGAAGTCTTTCTTACTTGCTTTGTAAACTTCAACTCTGTCCGGATACCATACTCTTAATACATCGTGATCCTCATGAACTTCATCTACTACTGTGATACTTTGTAAAACATTCTGACCATTTACTTGTTTCTCATATGACCAGTTTCTTACTTGTGTTGGATTATATAGTTTAGCATATGCACGTAGATTCATGTCCTGTGCTTCTGCTTGTGTAGCCACTTGGTATGAACCTTTGTCTGTTCCTACCCAGCAACCACCATAAATTAATACTTGGTCGTTTACTTCTCTCATGAATGCTGTCATGGTATTGTTGTCCATATCAGCATTGTTTACGAAGTCAACTACGAATGGATTGTCTACCAGTGTGCCCAGTGTTCTGGTTGGTGGATTACGAAATACAAAACTACGGTATGCATCAACTGTTAATCGTGCATGGTTCTGTAGTGCTGTGTCTAGTAATCTTTGTTGGTATGCGTTTCCAGGTGATTGCTCTTCCGCAATATACTTACGCAAGTATGCACCATCTCTGTATTCTTCTGCACCCATGTAACTACGCATATAGTAGTCCCATCTATACAGATACTCTGCATAACCTGGATGCACAACGCTTAATTCTTGTGGTTCTAACATTGTTTGCCTCTCTAGAGTTGTGTTTTTACTGTCACACCGGACATATGCTCATGCCTATAGGAGAGCAGTCCTATATGTGTTATTTATGCTCGATGCATCTTGTATTATAGTGATGTTAAATGTGTGGGTAGAATGAGCCATATAAACGAAAAATAGGATACTAGTAGAAAATACGTCTACCCACACAGTTATTTATCACTGTTTTACGCTATTTTTTTACCACTTTTTTTCAACTTTTTTTCACTTTTTTGCTAAACTATTGAAAAATAAGGGTTTTTTTGTGGTGTTTTTTGGTTGGTATTGGTTGACAAGTAAGGCGTCTTACTGTATACTGTAAGTATAAAGTTAATTAAAAGGAGTTAAAAATGAAAGTAGAAATAAAAAGCATATTTGATTCACAAGCAAATGCTGATACATTAAGAAAAATGAGTAAACTGTTTGCTGAAGGATATGTTGATCCAGATAACAATTATAGTTGTAAAATTCAAAATTTAAATAGCAAACAACATCGTGAACTTTGTTCAGAAGACATTAAAAATGGTAATGCTTTTTGGATTATGGTTGATGATAAAAAAGCTGGTTATGTTCTTGCACCTGAAGGACACGTAAATACAACAAATCCAAACGATAAATTGAGGTATCTTGACACTAGGTTTTTACTACCTGAATACCAGGGTAAAGGTATTGGTTCAATAGTGTTAGACCAATTGATCAAGTATCACAATGTTACATTTACTTGTTTACATTATGATCAGGTTATGGAGTATCAGAACTATTATGCATCAAAAGGTTTTGAAATAGCTACTGTGAGGGCTGTATTTGATCCAAACTTTATGCCTGAATTACTTATGAAACAAAAAAATCCACATATGTTTTTGATACATAAAAGTGATCCAGAAATAGAACAAGTAAGACAAAAATATAGTCATATTAATATAACAACAGGTGAATGGATAAATCCTACACCAAACTTGGAGGCGGCATAAGATGAGCAAAACAGGACAATGGGTTTTAGAAATGCAGGAAGATGCTTGGGAATTGACTAGAGATGAGTTTATTGCCAAACACGGTGAACATAACGTTGATGTATGGGACCAGATTAAAGCTGAAATAAACGAATCAGTATACGGCACTGGTTGGGAAGAGTTTGAGGAGGCATAAGATGGGCGTAGATTTATACTGTAATAAAACTGTAACTGATCAAGCTGAACACGAAGAGTTGGTTAGTAAATTACCAATAGCATATCCAGACAAAGATACTGAACATAGATTCAGGAGCAGTTGGGATAGCGACAAGGGTAGTTTCTTTTATGATACAAAATTAAGAAGACTAACTTGGTGTGGATACAGAGTTAGACTTGCAAAAGGTGAATTGATAGAGCCAGGTAAGAAAACGCATAGGAGTTATAGCAGAGCAAAATTAGCCTATAACCTATCTCAATATCCTGGTAATCAAGACCATGTTCTCAAATACTTTGACGAAAGAAGTTGGTGGGAGTTTGGATAAATGGAGGAATAATATGAAATACTATGCACATCAGGTCAATATACAATTAGACATATTAAATTTATGTCCGCCAGGACCTGTATTTGAATTTGGCGTATACATGGGACAGAGTTTGAGACTGTTTAATCATTCTGATCCCACAAGAAAACTAGTGGGCTTTGATAGCTTTGATGGACTTCCAGAAGACTGGCGAACAGGTTTTTCAAAAGGCACCTTTGCCACTACGGAAAGAATAGACCTGCCGGGTATTGAACTGGTTGAAGGTTTATTTGAAAATACCGTAAAAGATTATTTCAAAAACTATACTGGTGAAGTTGGTTTGTTTCACGTTGATTGTGATCTATACAGTAGTTCAAAAACTGTGTTAGATGGTATTCAACACCTATTGAAACCGGGTGTTGTTATATTGTTTGATGAATTTAGAAACTATCCTGACAGTGAAAAACATCAATACAGAGCTTGGCAAGAAGCAGTGAAACAATATTCAATATCAGCTGAAGAGATAGCACGTAGTGGACATCAACAGAGTGCTTGGCGAATTCGTTAACCGTGACGCCACTGTCTAATACGTGGTGGCTCATATTCCTGACGCAGTGGATATAGGTATTCCACCATATAACCCAGACTATCATTAACACCATCATAACCCTTTACTGCATCCTTTTCAGGTATCTGAGTATTGGCCTTGTATTGA